CCATCTTATTCGCGACATCATCAATGATGCTTTTCCAGCTTATCTTTTCATTATACGAAACAGATATGTAAGTATCTCTCGTCGCGATATAACCATCGACAAGCTCAATCTCAGTCTTCCTATCGCCCCCATCCATTTCAGTAGATGCGTAGCTGACAGTGCCCTCGAATATCTGTGATAGCCTCGTACCATATCCAGCCTTAAGCAATAATCTGCAATCAGGTTCATCAAGGGCTGATACATGATTGTCATTCAGATTCCATATGGTAACTGTGGCTGAGTTGTTTGATTTAGTGTCCGCCTTTTTGATGTCGAACGCTATGTGAAGAGGATATTGACCGCCGCCTATCTCAAAAGCGCCACCAGAATTACCAATCGTGCATCTATACTGTCTGTCAAAATTCTGGTTGTAATTCATAGTTGCTTCTATACCTCAGGCAGTTTGCGTGTGAGTATTATATATAACACTATATAGATAGATACGGTACGATACGATTAGTTGCGGAATGTCTGAGGAATTTCCACAGATTTTCCGCAGATATTCCGCGGAAAATCCACGGAAATTCCGCGGAATTATAAATGTACTAAAACACTGAAGTGGTTGAAATTTGTGCGATTTGTACCGATTTGCAGGAGTTTTGAAATGTTGATTTATAGTGTTTTTAGAGCATGTATTTTTAAAATTTCATAATGCATCAAAATGCGCTGTGACAGGTCACAACAAGCTGCTGCAAAAATAAAATTTTAAGGTATTCCGCGGAATTTCCGCAGATTTTCCGTGGAATTTCCGCGGAAATATTAAACGTCGCAAAACCCCACACCTGTTGATTTTACTGCGCTTTACAGGTATTTGATAGTTTGTAGCACGCGAACTTTGCATTTCCATGGAATTTCCGCAGATTTTCCGTGGAATTTCCGTGGAAATTCCGCACGCACATTTTTACCCAGTTTTTAACATTCCATGTTTACATAAATAGAATTATTTACTATAACGGAATAAATATAAGTTGAGCCTCACCATTCTTAAAATCATATCGACCTATATGGCTTTTTTTGCTATAAGCCATAAATGCCCCTAAAGGGATGTCGTATGTAAGATACGGCAGAGTGAGTGAAGTGTTCGGAACAATCTTTATGCCTTGGATTATTGGTTCAACATTCGAATTATAAAATCCAAGGGTCCAAAAATCCCCGGTATCATTATACGTGAGTCTGAGATTATAGACGATGTTATCAAATGTCATTCTTGATATGCTGTCATTCATTTCAGGAACGCTTATCACGATGTAATCAATCTTATCAGCCATGCCTTACTTCACCAAAACCTTTAATGTGTCGGTATAGACCCGCTTTGCTGTGTCGCCTATGTTGCTCCCGGAGTTGAAGTAATTATAGAGGTCACTTCCCTTTGTGGTGTCCGCGCTTTTATTTTCTGCGCTCGCCGCCCCGGCAGCCGCTTTTGTGGTGCCGGATTTCCCGTAGGTTCCGGGGTAGGTCGTGGTGGAGACAGCGGTATTCCGAATCTGTTTGAGAGTGATGGGAATCTCCATCCCCGTTCCAGAAGTCTCGTTCCGGGGAAAGCTCACGCTTTCGATGGCCATATTTGTATAGGTTCGCCTCGTTGTTGAGACTGTGCAGAGCGTCCTGTTGTAGAAGAGGGTCTTCAGCTCATCTACGACAGTTGCGGTCCTATTTTCGCCGTGCCGATACCTCCATGTCACTGGAGTATCACTCGCGATAAGAGTCATCTTCAGCTCATCCGCGCTCAGGAGTATAGCGTCAGAGACACTGAATCCAGAGTCGACGCTATATTCAGGGATTTCAGCAGTGAGAGTTAATTCTTCCTGCATCAGAGCATCGAACTCGACTCCGTTTATACTGACCGGCTGTCTTGCTATAATCATATCGTGCTCCTATCTTAAAGTGCTCACGCCTCTGCTTATCTTGTCGACTACAGTGTTTCCGGCCTCTTCAGCCTTTGACAAAAGGGCTGTTTCAGTTACGTTGAAGTTGTTAGTGACGTTGGTGTTGACCGTCTGGTTTGCCTTAGCTGCGCTCATTGCGCCTCCGAAACCGCCGGATATGGTTGATTTTGTAGGTGTGGTACCATACTTTAATGAGGTGTAGTAGTCGATTGCAGCTTTGCTGCTGCGGTCATCTGCGCCGAAATAGCCGAGCACGCGGTCCTGCGCAAGTGCGAGTTTTCGCTCGTTACTCCGCCTCCATGCCCCGCTGATTATTCCGTTATCGTTTTTTGTCCGTTCTGCGCGACGCTCCAGTTCCACAAGCTCTTTTATATCGCTTTCCATGGTGCGTCCAAGTAACCGATTGAGCAGGTCAATAGTAGTCTGAAGAGCTTTATTAAAGCCCTCGACCATGGTTTTTAACGTCCCTAAGAACGTATCTGGGGTAAGGCCAAAAATGTCGCAAGTTGTAAGGTATATTTCGCGAAGGGTCCCGAATAAATCGCTTAGTACATCTAAGAGCAATTTCAAAGCGCCCAAAGCGCCCTGCGATAACTCTGTAATATCGTCGCCTGCCGTATGAAGAAAATCAAGTCCATCATCAAAGAATTTTTGAATTCTTCCCCGTACATCATCAGCGTTGACTCCAAGTTCCTCCAACGCTTGCCCAAGAGCGGTCTTTGTCCCGTCGCCCCTCATGAAATAGATGAGGTCTTGGATAAGCAAATAGAATGAGTAGAGTAAAGTGAGGGCGACTTTTACGGGGGCTGGGATAGCCGAAAATGCTGCAAGGAACTTTTGTATGGCTCCTATTACAGCCACGGAACCAAGACGAATGGCTAAAACCATGATAGCATGGATTACATTCTCGACTCCGCCAAGTCTATCTACAAGCTCTTTTATCTTTGGAATCAGTGCTCTGCCCGCCTGAAGCGCCCTATCAGCGCCGCGTTTAATCATCCGGCTGAGCGCATCCATGAGGCCGATGCTTTCGTGAATCTCATTAAGGAAGAATCCCCAGTTGTTCCGAACGTGTTTTATCGCGTCCGAAATGGATACATCGGTCTGCTCGAATGCCTCGTTTATCGTTTCGGTCGAATTCAGGAACGCATCCTTGACGTTCTTTGCCGTCAGTGTTCCCGCCTTCATCATCTGCTTAATCTGGTCCGTGGTCTTGCCCATAGCCTGAGCAAGCAGCTTGTACATCTCAGGAGTCTGAGCAAGCAGGCGCTGCAAGGTGACCATGTTCCCGGTCTGCATCGCCCTATTCAGTGCTGACTGGACCGTAGCATCGCTGCTGGCATGTCCGTGCGCCGTCAGCCACTTCGTGACGTTGGCCGAAAAGTCAGCGCCTTCGCCTACGCCGTTGAATACATCCAACGCCGCATACTTCGAAGCCTGCTGGGCAAGCTTCGTATATTCCTGCCTGCTCTCGTTGGCCGCTTTGCGGATATGCTCAGTCGCATCGGCCATTTTTTCCGTGGTATCAAGAGCGGCCTTCAGTGCATCGTTGGCTTCACTGAACTCCTCGACTATCTTTATGATGCTTCTGATGCTCAGGCCGATACCGATGGCCCCAAGATACTTATTAAGAGTACCCTGAAGCGCTTTTGCCGTTCTCTCAGTAGCACGGAGACTATCCGTGTCCACATTGAATTTCACTACATTGACTAATTCAGCAGCAGTCATGTGGCCTCCTTAATTATCGCGCATCGAACGGGCTTCGTCAGTCTGAGCGATTTGAATATCTTGGCTCATTCGCCAGAGTGCGTATAGCTTTAAAGCTTGGTCGAGCGTATAACAGTTGTCCAGTTCGAACTTGCTTGCTATACCGTTTTCTATGAGGATATACATGCGCATCTCAAGTTCTGAGAATTGCGACGTATCTAATTTCCCGTATTTTGCAATGTCTTTTTCATGGCCTCCGAAATCTTCTCTTGCAGGTTGCCAGATTGGATTCCGAGACTCCCGAAAAAACTTCCGTAATTGAGTTTGATGACTTCAGCGCAGAGTTTGAACATGCCTGCCAAGTCACCGGCAAACAGCTCATCTGCTGCATCGTAGTCAAGCTTGAGGTTCTCTTTCGTCTCAGGGTCGTCGAATGAGATGTTCTCATCGGCTATCAGGAGTTTGGTCACAAGCGTCCTTACGGTCTTCCCGTCAAAATTCGACATGGTTTTTGCAATGTCAAGTTCTGCAATATCCGTGTCGAGCACGCTTTTCTCCTCATCGGAACCTCCGAAGAGCGCTGCTAATATCGGAAGGAAGACTTTAGTCAGGTCTCCGCTTATCTCTGCGGCATAGAATGAGCCAAAGTATCTGATATAGAATCGGATACCACTTATATTCTTTTGAACGGTCTCCAAACGTTTCATAAATTTACCTCCCCACAGGCATTAAAAATAAAAAGGCGGAACTTACCGCTCCGCCTTTTAAGATAAACTACTCTTCAAGTTTTCCGTCGCCGGTCCCTATGGCCCAGCTTCTCGACGTAGCTTCACGTCCGAACTGACGGTCAGCCTGCTTCATCACCCAAGCATCGCTTGCGCTGAAAATCAGGCCGCCTCTCATATCCTTTATAAGAACCGGGAACATACCGCTGCCATCGTTGCGGTCCTTGTCAGCCATCCTCTGAAGATAGCCGTTCGTAGGCGAAGTCTGAAGCAGGGTGATGTTGATGGTGTGAGTATTATCGGGGCTTATGCTCCTTACGACCTCTCCATCGCATCCAGACGATGAGGTTATGCCATCAGAATTCTGAGTTATGGTCACGAACGAATCTTCACCCGTTCCCGTAACAAGATGGCGACCAAGTGTTATGTAGACCTCTTTAGAGTTGTAAGTCTTAACCATATTTTACCATCCTTTCTTACAGGGCTTCGTAGGTGAGAGTGCCTTTAAGGTGCGCTTCGTGAATCGCTCCAGCAAGGCGAGCGTCGAATTTGCAATTCCTCAGGATTCTGGACTGCTTCTGCACGCTTGTTATATCGGACGAAAGAGGGACGCTTGTAGTGAATCCGCGATTAACGTTTCCATCAGCGTCGAATTCGTCCTCAGCGATTCCGCCTCTTGCCTGTCCGTCAGTCAGAGACGCTATCATCAGGTTCTGGACCTGAGATATGCCGCTGTCCGTAAACGGTATCTTCGGGTTTGATATAAACAGGTTAACGACCCTGACCTGCATATCGTTTTTAAGCCAATCGCGGAATCTGATAACATCAGCCCACTCGTTACCGACTACCTGCCCATTCATCGTCACGACCTTACCGCCCATGGAGATGATATAGTTGCCGTGTGCTGCGGCTACCTGATTCATCTCAGCAGTGCTGAAGGTGCTGGGCTCGATAAGCGATACCTGCTTGAATGCAGCGGTCTCGCTGCCGCTGTCATAGGACAGCCACTTAACAGTCATCGCGACGTTAGCAAAGTTATTGTACTTCGGAAGGTCCGCGTCGGCCTCAGCAGAAGTGCGTCTGCCAGTAACGAACATGGTCCTCATAAGCGTCGTGCTTACTGCGGGTGTTCCGCCAGTGAAGAACGCAAGGTCTGTGTAGCAGAACATCTTGTCGTAGCCTTCAATCTTAGCAGCAATATCAGCATACTTCGCTATGTTCGTAGTATCTCCGACCATGACTGCGGGGCAGCATACGTACCATCCGGGATATGTTACCGCTATATCGACTGCATCCTCTATGGTCTTTCCAGAACCTTCGGGGACGGGCGCGATATAAATCTTGGACGGGCGGGGGTTCTGCGCAAAAGCAGTCTGGGCAGCAAGCCCTACAGGGTCCGGGGATTCGCCACTGACCTTCCATCCAGCCTCGATTACTTCATCGAGAGAGCTGTAGCCCGCAAACTCTGCCGGATATACAGGGTCATTGTTACCGTCCAGATTCGGGGATGCAGGAAGCGCTCCTACCAGCACGACGTTGTCAAAATTAGCTTCGTCTGAAACAGGCGTAGAGAGGTCGATGCTAACGGTGGCAACTTGGTCAAAGTATTTACTCATTCATTTTCCTCCGTTATTATTGCGTCAATAAAGTAACCCACAGTCTCATCAGCAAGCTCTTGGTTTCCACCGCCGCTTGTCGTAACAGCAAACTGGGGGTCGATGTACATACTTCCGTCTTGGGAAGTCTTCAGGCTGGATTCGAGCAATACGCCCGCTGCTCCAACCGAATATTGCGTAAAGTAAAACGATAGGTTTACCCTTGCGCGATACTCATAGTTCGAATCATTCACCAGCCCGGTCATGTCCATAACGTCGCCCTCGACCGAGATTGCTACGTCATTTCGCTGGCTCCATGCTATGGCATGGTGTGAATCCAAAAAGTCGACGAAAGACAATGCGTCGTCCATCGCCGAGTTTTCGTAAGTGGTATATTCCTGTTCGTCTACAGTTTCTTTTGTTTCTTTGCCATGCGTGAAGATATCCACTGTTATGGCCATCTTCTGCTGGAAAGCGCCTACTGGCTCACCGTTTACATACACTTCATTCAGGCTCTTTTGCCGGGTGACGTTTCCATATGTAATGGATATGAGCGGCAATTCAAATTTTGCCGCTCTACTCTGTCTACTGGTGGCAACAGCGCCGTGCGCAAAATACCATTTCGCAAGAGAGGTGAACAGGTGTTTTGCATCGTCTGCTCGCATGTCTTTCCTCCCTTAGCTCCATGGCTTATTAGTGTTGGGGTCCTTTGTCGGCGGGTTTAATACGTCGGCGGAATATGAGGCGTCTTTCGGCACCTCTACCAACGTATAGTTGGTGTGGTTTAGCATGGTATGGTCCCACATCTGGGCTGCCGTGCACTCGTACCACGAACCGTGATACCAGAGCAAGTCGCCCTTTTGTCCGATGCTCTCATCGGCGGGTATCAGCTCGTCAGTGCCGTACGCCGAAAGATGTTTGAATTGTCTCTCACCTTCCGGCAACGCCTGCAACTGGTCTGAGCCCATCGGAGTCACATCAAGACTTACGACCTTATCAGAGCTGCCATTTGCGTAGTAGCCGTTTGAAAGTAAGACCTGAGGGGTAAACCTGCGTCTCCAATATTTTTTATTGAAAATGGTTATATTCACTCTGTGCCTGCCTTACGTACTACATACTGGACTGACTGCCGCATGTGGCCGGAATCAATCAACGGTTGACTTGAGCCTTTTTTCTTAATCGTAGACGGCGCGTTGGGGGTCCAATTGCCATTAACGATTTCCTCTTGGATAAGGCCTTTCATATATACTCCCACGCGATTCGTCGCAGTCCGGACATCCAGTGCGCCAAGAGCGACGCCGTTTACGGTCGACGCAACGAATTGTTGAATCTCAGTTTGATGGTTGTCAAAACTGCTCTTCATAAACGGTCTCGCGGGAATGGTGGACGTGCCGAACTCGTTGAACATCGCCACCTCCAAGGTATCAGCGCCGGAATCATCCGGCTCGCCCTTGGCATTGTGATGACATCCTTTATAATAGCTTTGGCCCTCCTGAAAGCCTGTAGCGACCTCCAGCTCCAAAAGCTCGTTTAATCTCTTGAGGTAGGCCTGTCCTTCGTATGTCAGTTTATACCCTTTCCCAAAATTGAATGTAACTTTCGTCATTATCTGACTCCCCACTGCAATGTATGGGAATGACACACATGCGCCTCAAACTAAGGTACTGAAGCCCGTAAGCGGTCAGGCCAAGTTCTGCATCGTTAGCAAGGTTAGAGCTCTGACCAGCGCCAAAACTGATACTGCTCCCGCCCTCCGATACGCTTCCAATGCCAAAACCTACACCGACCTTGCCGATATCTCCAAGCGGATTCTCACCAAGCCCTGCCATCTTCCACTTGTGCATGATAAGATAAGCTAAAGCATGGGAATACAGATTTCCGAACTGCTTTTTGCTCACGAACGGCTTCATCAAGCAAACCCATTCGTCCAGCTCGTCTTCAGACATGTCGTCAAATTCCGTTCCCTGTAATTCGATTATCTTTTTAACTTTGCAAGTTTCACTACAGCAGCTCACGGTGATTCTCCTTTTACTTACTGGTGCTCCTCTGGCCTCTCTTACGCTTCGGAGCGGGAACGGATTCTTCCTCTACCACTTCAGGCTCAGGTTCGGTAGTAACTTCTACCTCCTCTACCACTTCAGGCTCAGGTTCGGTAGTAACTTCTACCTCCTCTACCACTTCAGGTTCGAGTTCGGGTTCCTCCTCCTCAGCCTTTACGGTTTTCTTCGGAGCGCTCTTGATAATCTGCAAAAATCCCTTGCCGACTAATGCGCGGACGGAAGGAAGATTTGCAGTTGCTTCGTCGATTTCCATTGTCATTCCCGGCATCAGGACCGTGGAACCGACGCTAACAATCTTGTTCTTTTCAGCAATATTTACGAGTTTCATAATTTACCTCCATTTGAATCATCTTTAACAGCCCTTAGCTCTTGTTAGCCCTCGACTATCTTAAGCGTGTAGGTCGTCTCTTTGTATCCATCAGCCCTAAGCTTAAAGTTGCCCTTGGACTTCTGAGTATCATCTCCGGCCAGCACAAGGTCCGCTGCGACCCAGCGAACGAAATAGCCTGCGCTAAGGCCGCAAGTAGTAGCTTCGGATACATCCTCAGCCGTAAGCTTCGTGCCATTATAGTACAGCCCAGTTATCGGACTTATACCAGCGCCAACGCCGATTCCGAGCCACTTGTGAACTCCCCAGCCACTACCGCCATCAAAGTTCTTAAGGTCTGCGACCTTAGTACCCGCAGCGAGCGTAATAGTTATTGTTCCGTCGCTCTCAGCCACGCTTGCAATCTTGTTGGTGTTATACTGACGGTCTGCATGACCGGCAACACTATCAGTAACAGATGCAAACGCCATGGTGAATTCATCAGGGACCATTACGCCAGCGTCCTTCAGTTTGATAATCAGACTATTAAGGTCGTCTGCTGCGCCGGAACCCGTGGTGGCGACGGACGGGGCCTGATTGGCCACAGCGCCATCGGTTATGGGTTTACTTGTTGCAAGCGAATCTGCAATCCTGCCCAGAGAATGTCTTAAGACGTCGCCGCCTGCGTACGGGGGATTCTCCTCACCGCAAAGCGCATCAGCGATATCTGCGACATACTTTATGAGAAGGTCGCGAGAATGGGATTCATTAAATGCTGCGCCCATCTTTATAAACTTCCTTTCCAAAAAGAAGACCGTCTCCAGTTTCCCGGAGACGGTCCAAGGTGGCTATCAGATTAGCAAACGCCTACTGCGATGAGGCAGGAGAGCGGATAGTAAACGATGACACCGGCGGTTCTTGCTTCACAAGGAATCACGGTCTCAAGGTTTCTTGTCTGGAGCGGATACTGATAGAAAGGCATCGGGTCCTCAAGAGTGAGCTTGCGAGCATCATTCTTGAAAAGGAACGCTAC